AAAAGAAGTTATCCGTATCTTCGGTCTTCCATTTACTTGTGTTTTCAACGTTCCATTCAGATGTCTGCACTTTCCAATCTGGGATGTTATTCTTCACTGTAAACGAAGGTATATCCCATATACATCTATTATTAGGTTGTGCTGCATAGTTCCCGTCATCGAGAGCTATGATGTGAGCACATTTATGCTCGTGCGGAATCTCTGAATGATCCGTATCCAATATATTACTTTCAGGATGAGCAAAGTCAATGGTGAATAAGTATTGACCATGGTGCCATTTTTTGTCTTTTCCTATGTATTTACCAGCTTGTCCGTCTAGGATATCCCAAGAAGTAACAGCAGGATAATAACTGAAACAATTCCAAAGCTGTAACTCATCAAGTCTATACCTAGGAACATCTTCCGGTTTGAAGCCGCGTTGTATAAACGCTGTAATCGGGAGCCTATAGAAGACAGCACCGTTTTCCATAATTGCATGGAACAGAATCGACTTACCAGTGATCGAGCTAATTCCGAAAATAATACAGTCTTCAACTTCGCCATGATGACTTTTAAGATCATATAAATACTCCTTTTTTATTTGAGCATATACTACAGGAATGTTTGCGTTTAAGTAAGCCATAATTAATCATAAATATCACCCCAAGTTTTGCCTGATTCGTAATCGACTTTGTTGGGAACTTCCAAACTAACAGCATTCTCCATAATATCAATTATTTTCTTTGCCGCGTCATCAGACTCAACCGAGATGTCTAGTTCATCATGTATTTGTATGTGTGGTACAATGCCTTCATTGTATAAATCTACCATAGATTTTTTTGTCATATCAGCTGCAGACCCTTGTATAAGTTTATTCAAAGCTTTGTATGTAAATGCTCTTCGGATTCTACCTCTGCCATAAGTTCTTTCTGCTTCTTCAAACTCCATAGGCTTATGCATACCAAATTGATTTGGTTCCCATTTTGTAAATCTACATCTACGACCTAACAATGTTCCGATAGATCCAGAAGACTGAGCTGTCTTTGATGTGTAGTTCATAAGATCTCTAACAAAAGGTACGTTAGTATGATAAGTATTAAATAGTTCTTCAGCCTCTTGTTTTGTATTTAAACCAAGTTCAGCTTGTAGCTTTGCTTTACCCATACCATAAAACAAACCAAGATTAATTGTCTTTGCTTGTGTTCTAGATATGTTTGCCATGTCAGCTACCGTCTGGTGAAAGTCAACACTATTGTCTTTAAATTTTTCTACAATGCTTGCAACAGACTCATCAAAACAAATTGGTTCTGTTGTTGCTGCATAGTGCACAACTAGTCTTGGCTCTTGTTGTGAGTAATCAAAACAACCCCATTTGTGATCTTTCTCAGGCACAAACAAAGAACGAATCATTGGTCCTAAATCTTTGTTCCTTGCAGGAATCTGTTGTAGGTTAGGATTAGAATAACTAAATCTTCCTGTAACTGTACCACCTTGATCAGATCTAATTGGATTTATATCTGCATGTATTCTACCTCTATATTGATGTTTTAATATGGTATCTATGAATGTTGTATGTGCCTTGTTAATCTCTCTTGCTTTTGCTATGTTCTTAACCATTGGATGATTATGTGTGGAAAGGAAATTTTTTGTAAATGAAGGTGAGTTTGTTTTCTCGGTTCTATGGTAAGATAAGGAGAGTTTGTCGAAAACTTTGGCGATTGATCTTGCTGCCCATATTTGAACATCTTGTCCTGTTTCTTTTTTTACTGCTAGTAGGAGTTCTTCTTCCTGTTTACATAACTGCTGTTTCAGCTTATGAGCACGTTCGACATCGACACACACCCCTTTAAATTTCATATCAATTAAACACGGAAACAGTTGTGTTTCTAAATCAAATATATTTGTAAGACGTTGTTTATTTATTTCTCTAGATAATACTTTAAATAATTCTAATGTAAGTTCAGCATCTTTTTCTGCATAACTTCCAACATACATTGCAGGTAGTTTATATAATTCTTTTTTAGGATCTATACCCCAAGACTCTGCAGCTTCTTTCAAAGCTTTTTCATCTTTTACTTCACCAAGATAATCAAATGAAATACTGTTAAGTGTGTACCATAATCTATTTTCATCAATTAATGATGCCATAACCATAGTATCTATAATATGTCCATTGATAGGTATGCCGTATGCTTTTATCCAACATACATCATACATTGCATTGTGAAATATTTTTACTGCATCTGTAGAACAAACTTTTTTAAACCATTCTAAAACAATTCTTCTATCCATATTACCACCGCCTTCGTGTGCAATAGGATAATAACCTGACCATCCATCAACAGCCACTGCAACACCAACTATCTCTCCATGACCTTGTATGGCTCCTGATCCTTTTGATTTTAAGTCTGGGTCTTTTGTCTCTAAGTCGATTGCAATATATTTTGCTCCTGATAAATCAGGAAACTCTTCTGGACAATCCCATTCAGTTTGCGCTGTAAACATTATTTCTTTTTCTTCTTAGTCTCTTTTAACTTCTTTTTTTCTAATTCGCAATAGTGAATTATCTTGTCGAGATCTTCGACTCCGTTCTTGTGCATGTATCTACAAACGTATTTCACAACACAGCCCTGGAAAAACGAAAGATTATTTTTTGAAATAAACTCGTATGGCTGAATGTCAAAGTACATATAATGAGATCCACCTATTTGAACGTTTTGTGGTTTATCTTTCATTTCATCAAACATATTTACATCTGTCATATTATTGGTGCTCCTATATTATATTGATATTCATAATCTTGATTGGTTATGAATAGTTTTTCTTTTGCTCTTGTTATACCTACAAAGAATGTTCTATGTTCCGGATCAGAATCTTTCTGAGCTGATTCATAAATGATTCTTTCTAAATCTGTAAACAAAACAACGTTATCACATTCCTCACCTTTTACACTATGTATTGTAGATAATTTTATTCTAGCTGGTTTCATTAGATCTTCGTTCTTTAGAATCGTTCTAATGTAGCTCTTGCTTGATTCAGGGAAGTTTAATGTTTCCCAGCCCCCCGCTGCTCGAAGCCCGTGGTGTTCTCTCAATCCTTCAATATTAATCGAGTCAATAGTTTCTAACGTCTTACCGCCTGCGTATCCTCTTAGAAGATGTCCTTGTTTTACGGTGAGATAGTCCCATAAATCTTTTACTTCATCTTTATTCACAGAGGCACCTTGATTAAGTCTTATCCAAGTTCTATATGCATTTAACATTTTACTAGGTAGTAACTCTTGAGCTTTAGAATCAAACCTTAAATTTAAATCATACAAGTGCTCTCGTAATCTCTCCATCATTTTATTTGTTCTAGTTAGTATCATCCAGTTGCCTTTGGATAAATCTAAAGAGAAGAAGTCTACGTTATAAATAACCTTACCATCAGCATCTCTTGGCTCCCATTTTTTAGTTAAACGAGTTGTCATGTGAGGAAAAATAGATTCTGCTAGTTTGTGTATCTTTCTAGGAACTCTACGTGATTGTATCTGTGGATCTAGATGTCCTTTTAAATCTATAAATATATTTGGGTCTGCTCCTTGAAATGTGTAAATAGTTTGATCATCGTCCCCTGCAATGTAAGATCGAGCACACTTACTCTCTATGTAAAAGAACATGTCCCACTGCAAAGGACTTAGATCTTGGGCTTCATCGAGGAAAACACAGTGTAGTGGTGGACACTTGTCCTCCTCGACAAACTTGGAAATCATATCAGAATATTCAAACATACCTGTAGTATCTTTGTATTTTTCTAAGTCTGCATAGATTTGTTCGGTTAACCAGATATCTACGCTGTAATGTAAATCAAGTTCTACAGCAGCATCAGCTAAAGACAGCTTTTTATTTCTGGCATATTCTATAATTTTCATGTGAGAGTTTTTATATTGTGGATATCCTGATTCGTTAATATAACTTTCAAAAGATAGATCAGCACATATGCTAGAAAAGTTTTTAAAACCTTTCCATTTCTCATTCTTTAGTAGATGTGTTGTTGGATTTAAATCAGCTCCATCACAACCATATGCATGCATGGTGCTCACAGCAACTTTATCATTTGTAATTCTTTTTCTAGCTTCATCAGCTGCAGCATTACTAAAAGCTATGTATGCAATCTTTTCCGGATCTGTCTTAACTAAATTTAATTCGTTATCTAACAACTCCATAAGTCTGTGTGTTTTACCAGTGCCTGGTGGTCCTGGTATTATTATTCTACGCAAAAGGTGGCTCCTTCATCTTGTCTTTCCTAACAATAGGTCTGTTAATATCTTGTTGTGATACTTCTATATATCTAACACTCTTGTTATTTATCTTGCCTGGTACTTCTTTTGCACCAAATAAATTTTCTAACATTCTTGCTGTCTTTTGTTTTGTATATTGTTTATCAGGCCATGACTTTGTTCTGATTAAATATTTCCAAAAGTCTTTGAATTTAAAATAACTCATGCCATCTTCTGTATATGAAAGACCTCTTAATATATCTTTCCAATCTTTACCTGGTATCTTGTTTGTGTATTCACTTAGTAGATCTTTTAGTTGTACATCTATCTTTGTAGACTCTGGAGCTTCTATTGGTATTGTTTCTTTTAGTAATTTGTTTATTGCCTTTCTCCATATGTGTTTGCCTATCGGTGGCATTGCTTGATTGATTTGTTCCAAACATTTTAGTGAAAACTTATCTGGCTCATGTAATTCAGATGAGTCTACTTCTACTTGTTTATCACCTATTGTTACATAGAATAGTGGTGGGTCCGAATCATACTTTTGTATTTCTTTTATTTCTGCACCAGGTAGTTCATCATCACCTACACCATATTCTTGTAGTACACATTTTTTAGAATTACAGAAAGATGCAATAGGTTCATCTTTACATTTATATTGATAGTCTTTACCATCAATAGATTTAATTAGTGTATCTATTTCTTTTTTATCTAGTGGTGGTTGACAATACGATTCGTTGTATTTAAATATTTTTGTATCCCAATCTGTGTATCTCTTCTTACAATATACACCAAAATTGTAGATTGCATTATTTCTCTGTCCATTTGGTATACCTTGTTTTGCAATAGATACTAAACACGGTGGTGCACCTTTTAGTAAATCATCTGTATCTTTCTCTTCTTTAATTTTTAAATTACTTAATTCTTTTTCTGATAGTGCAACATTGTTGTGATGTAGAAAAAACTCTGACAATGTCATCGCAGAACCATCTTCTTTGATAGCGTATCTAGTTGTCATCTTTGCATTATGATATGGCAGATTTAAAAAACTACCTGTACCACCCTTTTGCATGTCAACTTGGTTTTGTTTCGGAAATATCTCTGCTCTAGAATAACCCAATATGGCCGCCATGTCTTTTAGTTTCGATCTAAATAAAGCTGCAGGTGCAAATTCTTTTGTAAATAAAAATACGTGAGCACCACCAGACTTAGATCTAAATACTGTTAATGGAAACTTGTGTTTGTTAATCTTTGTAATTAATTCTTTGTGATCAAAGCCATTGTACAAATCAATATCTATACAGGCCCATTGACATTTGTTTTGCTCGTTAATTGGTATGATACCTAATGCTGGATCTTTACCATCCAAATGTTCTTGAAACATTTGTGTGCTTGGAGTTTTCTTTATTATAAAAGATTTTGTTTTGTGTTTACCTCTATCATCAAACTCATCTGTCTTTCTAGTTTGACCATAGGCACTAAACGAACCCGCAAATATATTTAAA